CCAGGAATGCCACTAATTCAAGTAGTAAATTCAAAGTCAAAGAATTATGCTATGAATGAAGGGGCTGCGTGGACAAAAAAGTCAGGTAAAAATTCAAAGGGAGGTCTAAATGAAAAAGGACGAAAATCCTACGAAGCTGACAATCCTGGTTCCGACCTTAAAGCACCTAGCAAAAAGGTTGGAAATCCCCGTAGGGCGTCATTCTGTGCCCGAATGAAGGGCATGAAAGCAAAGTTAACATCTGCTAAAACTGCCAGAGATCCAGATAGCAGAATTAACAAATCACTCAGAGCATGGAATTGTTAATATAAAAGGTTTATATTATGGTTGACAATATTTACTTAGGCAATCCTTTATTAAAAAAGGCAAATACCTCAATGGAGTTTACTCAGGAACAAATTCTTGAGTTTATGAGGTGTAAAGACGACCCTGTATATTTTGCAAAAAATTATGTAAGAATTGTAACTCTTGATCATGGACTAATGCCATTTGATCTTTATCCTTTTCAAGAAAAACTTATTAACAATTTTCATAATCATAGATTTAACATCTGTAAGATGCCTAGACAAACAGGCAAAAGCACTACTGTAGTATCATATCTTCTTCACTATGCAGTTTTTAATGACAATGTAAATATTGGTATTCTTGCAAACAAAGCAGCAACCGCAAGAGAACTTTTGGATCGTCTTCAGACAGCATATGAAAATCTTCCTAAGTGGATGCAGCAAGGTGTCATTTCCTGGAACAAAGGTTCATTAGAACTTGAGAATGGATCTAAAATTATGGCTGCCTCAACTTCAGCTTCTGCTGTTCGTGGCATGTCTTTTAACATATTATTTTTGGACGAATTTGCGTTTGTTCCAAATCATATTGCAGAGTCATTTTTTGCATCAGTATATCCAACAATTACTTCAGGTCAAAACACAAAGGTAATTATTGTTTCAACACCACACGGTATGAACCATTTCTATCGAATGTGGCACGATGCCGAAAAAGGCAAAAATGGATATATTTTTACTGATGTGCATTGGAGTGAAGTTCCTGGTAGAGATTCTGCCTGGAAAGCACAGACAATTGCTAACACAAGTGAACAACAGTTTAAGGTTGAGTTTGAATGCGAATTTCTTGGATCTGTTGATACACTGATTGCACCATCCAAACTCAGGAACTTCGTCTATGACCATCCTAAGACCCGTAATGCTGGTTTAGACGTTTATGTGAGTGCAAGTGAGGATTGTGATTATATAATGACTGTAGACGTTGCTAGAGGGGTAGGAAACGATTACTCAGCATTCGTTGTGGTGGACATTACACAGTTTCCCCATAAGGTTGTGGCAAAGTATAGAGATAATGAAATCAAACCAATGATGTTTCCAAGTGTAATTTATGAAGTTGCAAGAAATTACAATAATGCTTTTATCTTATGTGAAGTAAATGATGTAGGAGATCAGGTTGCCAGCATCCTTCAATACGACCTTGAGTATCAAAACATCCTAATGTGTTCTATGAGAGGTAGGGCTGGTCAGATAGTTGGTCAAGGATTTTCTGGTAAGAAAACTCAATTGGGGGTTAAAATGTCCAAGACGGTTAAAAAAATTGGATGTCTTAATTTAAAAACAATGATTGAAGAAGATAAACTTATCTTCAATGATTACGAAATAATAAGTGAACTTACAACTTTCATTCAGAAACATAATTCTTTTGAGGCGGAAGAAGGTTGTAATGATGATCTAGCGATGTGTCTTGTAATCTATGCTTGGTTAGTTTGTCAGGATTATTTTAAAGAACTTACTGATCAAGATGTTAGAAAACGTCTCTATGATGAACAAAAAAATCAGATAGAACAAGATATGGCACCCTTTGGTTTTGTTTCCGATGGATTAGACGAAACAAGTTTTGTTGATTCTGAGGGTGATCGTTGGTTTGCTGATGAATATGGTGATCGTTCATATATGTGGGAGTATAGGTAGCAGTGGAAATTGATAAGCAAATAAAATTAAGTCATCTGTTACTCAATGATAGAAAATGTAGAGTTTGTGGTGAAGTTAAAAATTTAGTAGGAGAGTTTTATAGAACACGTAGAGATAGAGGACCTGTTGCATCTTCATACTCTTATGAGTGTAAAGAGTGTACTAAAAAAAGAGTAAATGAACGTAAAAAAAATAAATCATCTTTAATTGAATACAAATATCCTGATTGGTGATACTCACGTCATGTTTCCCCAGTGTAAAGTAATTTTTTAATAAATATTTCCAGATAAACAGAGAATTACGGAGAAAAAAATGGCGACTCCTCAATTATCTCCAGGC